TCTCTTATTTCTCCCCGATTGGTCAGATTTGATCCACCCACAACCGAAAGGCCTAGGTCATGACCCAAAACAAAACAGAACCGCCAGAGGATAAACCGATGGGCATCTACCTATCCTTGAACTCGGCACTCTCGGTGGCAAACTGGATCGCCCCCACCGATGTAGCGGCCATGACATTGGCTCGGCGCATCGCCCTGGCACTTGACACTGCCTTTGACATGGGTGATCTTAAAGAGGCAACACCTTTGGCCGCTAAATACTTAAACGTATTGCAGCAGCTGCACTTGACAGTTGAAACACGAACAGCAGGAAAACAGGGCGAGGAAAATGATGGGACAAACCATGTCGGAGACTATCTACGGTTACTCAAAACCAAGGATTCAAAGCCAGCCACTAAACCTGCCCAGCGCAGGGCCAGTGGTGGCGGCACTAGCTGACGAACTTGGAGTCCCACTTTTAGATTGGCAAAAGTATGTGCTGGATGATGCCTTGCAGATTTTGCCCAATGGTCGCTGGGCTAGGTCGCAGGTCGGCATTCTTGTAGCCAGACAGAATGGCAAGACTCATATGATGCGAATGCGTATTCTTGCTGGCCTGTATGTTTTTGGTGAAAAGAATGCCATCGCCATGTCACAGACTCGGCAATTATCGCTGGACACTTTTAAGCAAACAGTGGACATGGCCGAAAGCCTGGACTGGATGCGAAAGCGGATCAAGCGAGTTTCCCGGACTAACGGCCAAGAGGAATTAGAGGTGTATTGCCACCATTACCCAAAGTCGTGTGGCGGTAAGTGTGAGCGCATTCGCAAATACTCGATCCGAGCAGCTACGAGCGAGGGGCCGCGTGGCGCATCAGCCGACTTGCTTTATGTCGATGAACTTCGAGAAATTGACGAAGCCACATGGGCAGCGGTCACCCCGATCACCCGAGCCAGACCCAATGCCCAAGTATTTTGGACAAGCAACGCTGGCGACTTGACTAGCAATGTGCTAAATGAGCAACGGCGCAGGGCTTTGACCTTTGCTAGTGATCGCATGGGTTACTACGAATACAGCGCGGCGGCAGGCTCATCGGTTGACGATGTAGAGGGATGGAAACACGCCAACCCTGCTTTGGGCTTCACCATCAACGAACAAAACATCAAAGATGCCGCAACCTTTGACAGCCCAGATGCATTCAAAACCGAGACCTTGTGCCAATGGACAGATGCCATCGATTCGCCCTGGCCGATCCAAATCTGGAACGAATGCGAGGCCGAAGTGGCTTTGGAGGATGGCCTGCCAACTTGGATGGCGATGGACTTGAACTTTAACCGCGAATTGGCTTGTTTGGTTACCTTGCAACAGGGAGAAAAGGGCTACGCCGTATTCCTGCACGAATGGAAAAAAGAGGGCGGCATCAATGACCTTGAACTTGCTGGCGAGATCGCCACACTGACTCGACGCTATCGCCCAAGAGTTCTGGCTTATGATCCAAATACTGCTGGGTACATCGCGCCAAGACTTGCGCAGGCTGGTGTACCAGTTGCGCCAACACCTTGGAACTCGGCGAACTTTGCGATCATGTGCGATCAGACTATGAACGCCATGCAGTCACGCCAGCTGCTACACCCAGCCCAAGAAACTATGCACAGCCATTTGGTCAGTTGCGCTCGTAGACCTGCCAGCGATGGCGGTTGGCGTATTGCTCGCAGAGCGGCGCAAGTACCAATCAGCGCGGCGGTTGCATTAGTCATGGCGGTGGGTCATGCCACCGAGCCACAACAAAGTGTGACTATAGTTAGTGCATAACCCTGCCTTGGGTTCTCATCGAGGCTGGCTGGCTAAACCAGAGGGATCAAGAACCACTAGGACTAGCCAGCCAGTTGATGTGACAACACGCGCAACAAAGTGACAAAGCGCGACAAAATTATCTAAAGTCAGTTGTTTGTGTTTCAATGCAAGAATGGGATTCATAGATTTTTTGCTGGGTACACCCAACGAGAAGCCACAGATCGAAGCGCGTGCAGGCATCGCCATCCCGTTCTATCAGGATGCATACTTCACCCCGTTCAACACTTTTAGAGTTGACCGATCAAGCGCAATGCAAGTGCCAGCAGTGGCACGCGCTCGCAACATCATTGCAGGCACAATTTCAACCCTTGGCTTAAACTCATACAACATGATCACTGGCGCAAAAGTCGAGGGTCGCAAGATTCTTGAACAGCCTGATCCAGCCATCCCACTAGCTGTGACTATGGCTTGGACTGTCGAGGATTTGTTATTTCATGGCCGATCATTCTGGCAAGTGCTTGAAGTAAACCCCGAGGATGGCCGACCAACACAGGCTCGCCGAATTGATCCGACACGGGTTACATTTACAACTGATTTGAATACCCAAGAAATCGTGAACGGCTTTTACATCGAGGGCGGCTTGATGCCAGCCACGGGTGTGGGATCGCTGATCATGTTTAGTGGTATTGACGAGGGCATTCTCAACCGAGGTGGCCGCACTATCTCAACAGCCTTGAAGTTAGAGGAAGCCGTTCAGCGTATGGCTAGCGAGCCAAACCCAACAATGGTAATCAAGAATAGTGGCGTGGATCTACCGCCAGAGCAGGTGTCAAGCCTACTGGCCCAGTGGAAGCAAGCCCGAGCCACACGATCAACCGCTTATCTTTCAGGCCCATTGGATGTAACAACCTTTGGCTACGATGCCGGGCAAATGCAACTTACTGAATCACGCTTGAACACCGCAGCTGAAATTGCTCGTATGTGCAACATCCCTGCCTGGTACATCAACGCCGAATCAGCCAGCGCGACTTACTCCAACGTGAGCCAGGAACGCCGAAGCCTTGTCGATTTCTCATTGCGCCCATTCATGAGTTGCATCGAGGAACGCTTGACAATGGTCGATGTCACTCCTAGAGGCCAAAAGGTCAGATTTGATCTAGACGATTACTTGCGCGGAAACCCACTTGAACAAATTGAAGTTTTGGGCAAGATGCTTGACTACGGCTTAATTAGCGTAGATGAAGCGCGTGAGGAAATGGATCTCGCACCGAGAGGAAATGAAGCAAATGCAACTTAGTTTTGAGGGTCAGGTACTAGCTGCCGACACAGAAACTCGAACCATCAAAGGCCTTGTCGTGCCGTTCGCCAAAGTTGGCAACACATCGGCTGGCCCAGTGCGCTTTGAGTTTGGCGCGTTTGGTGAAATTGACCCAAGTCAAATTGTTTTGAACATGGAACATGACCGCACACGCCCATTGGGTCGCGGTATTGCAGGATCAGAGGAAATCACCCCAGCAGGTATTTCGATGGCATTCAAGATTGCGCCAACGGGTGCAGGCAATGATGCACTCGTTGAAGCATCCGAGGGACTTCGCCCGGCATTTAGCATCGAGGCCAATGTAGGTGAATACACCATCGAAAAAGGCGTGATGGTCGTATCAGCGGCCAAACTCGAAGCAGTTGCTCATGTAACAAACCCAGCATTCAAAGATGCACAGATTTCCCAAGTCGCAGCCACAGAGGCCGATGAGGAAAACCCAGAAACCACCGAAGCAGAACAACCTGCCGAGGAACAACCACAGGAGAACATCGTGGAAGAAACAACCGCACCAGTGGCAGATGAAGTGACCGCAGCAGCGGTTGTTCATGCCGCAGCACCAGTGGCTTACGCTAAGCCACGTTCACCAATCAACAGCCAGGCTTCCTACTTGGAACACAGCATCAAGGCCAAAATGGGCAACCATGATTCAGCCCAGTATGTTATGGCAGCCGATGATTCATTCAGCACGAACCCAGCGTTCACCCCAGTGCAGTATGTAAACAGCGTTATCGACACATCCATTGGCTCACGCCCAGCCATCGATGCGATTGGCTCACGCGCCATCACTGCATCAGGCATGGTTATCAGCCATCCAAAAATCACAACAAGTGGAACTGTTGCAGACACCAACGAAGGTGCAGCACCATCCGAAACTGGCATTGTGTCCTCATACGTCAACCTAGACGTGAACAAGTTTGCTGGAATGCAGCGTTACTCGGTAGAACTACTAGAGCGTTCATCCCCAGACTTTTTCCAGGCAATGGTCGATAACATGACCCGTGCTTACAATAAGGCAACTGATGCAGCAGTAATCGCAGCATTGACCGCAGGTGGAACACAGGCAACCGCAACAGCAGCAACATCAGCTGGCATTATTTCCTACGTTTCAACCGAAGCCCCAGCTGCTTACCTAGCAACTGGCGAACTTCCAAGCGCATACATCGCTGGCACATCCCAGTGGTCATTGCTAATGGGTGCAACCGACACAACTGGTCGCCCAATCTACAACGCATACAACCCACAGAACAATGGCGGAGTTGCAGGCCCACAAAGCCTACGCGGCAACGTACTTGGTCTAGACCTGTATGTAGATCCAAACGCTGTTGCAACAACAATCGATGAGTCGGCATTCATTGTCACCCCATCATCCGTTGCAATTTACGAAAGCCCGGTGCTGAGAATGAGCACTAACGTAGTAACCAGTGGGGAGATTGAAACGATGCTCTACGGTTATCTCGCAGTAGGCGTTTTGGTCGCTGGTGGCGTTCGTCGCTTTAACCTGACATAAGTCAGCGTTAGTTAGAAGTGTGGGAGGTGCGGCCCTGTGCCTCCCACACACTTACAAGAATGGAGTAGAAAATGGCACTGATCACACTAAGCGAACTGAAAAGCGTTTTAGGCATCGGCGACATTTACGCTGACTCCATTGTGCAGGCAGTTGCCGACAGTGCCGAGAACATAATCCTGTCGTACTTAATCTTTGACGATGTGTCTATCGTTGGCGCATCGCTCACAAACAATGTGGCTCGCTTTTACTGCCACGACAACACCTTTGTGGTTGGTCAGGCTTTGACCGTCACAGGTTGTGGCTCACCTTTTAACGGCTCACGGACTGTTACAAAGGTTGGCTACGATGAATACAACGTGACCTACTTTGAAGCAGCTGTGACTAACGCTGACATCACAAAGCGTCAGATCATTCCTAATGGCCGAGCAGTATTGACCAGCCAAGCCGCGCTTTACGACACGACACCAGAAGTCCGAGAGGCTGCCTTGGCGGTTGCTTGCGACATCTGGATCACTCGCACTGGCACACTTGGCCAGCAGGGTGTGGACTTCCAAAGCCCAGCACCATACCGCCTAGGCCGTTCCATGCTTACCAGAGTTTCAGGCCTATTAGGCAAGCACCTAGATACCAGGGGATACCTTGGCTAACTTGGCAACGTACCGGGCAAACCTTGCCAGCACTCTCGCAGCTGCTGGTCGAGTTGTTTACTCGTACCCAAACGAAAACATCACACCGCCAGCCATTGTGCTTGTGCCTGGGTCGCCTTACATGACCGTTGGCGCAATCGGTGGGGCGCGCATTCATGTGCGCTTTGACATCACTTGCATAGTCAACGCAGCCGACAACCAAGCGGCTTTGGCAAACTTGGAAACCTTAATTTTGTCAGTAACCGATCTACTAGCCAATAACATCTCGTTCCTTGGTGGATGGTCGCAACCGACAGTTACGCAAATCGGAAACGCCGATATGCTCATCAGCCAACTCAACATCGAGATGGTCACAACCAACTAGGAAAGGCAAGTCATGCCAGCAACATACATAACTGGTCGGAATCTGACTTTGAGTATCAACTCGGTGTCATACGCAGACCAAGCATCAACCGTCACACTAGAGCGCGAAAACAACCAGCAGGTACTCGAAGTGCTATCTGGTCGCGCTTACAAGACCGTTGACAAGTTCGCCACACTAAACGTGGAACTATATTTAGACGACTCATCATCAGCTGGAATCATCAGCGCGCTTTGGGATGCGGCTAACAGCGCACCTGACACATCGCTTGCATTCTCATTTGATGTCAATGGTGACACATTCACTGGCAACGTATTCCCAGTCTTTCCAACCGTTGGTGGCGCGGCCACTGACGTATTGACAACCTCGCTATCCTTTGTAGTCGAGGATGGAACAGTCACTCGGGCTTAACGAATAGAACAGGGCAACCATTATGCAATACACAGTTACAACAAAACAGGGCAACAACTACATAGTGAGCGATGAGTCGGCTTGGCTGTGGATCGAGATCGAACGCGAACTCGGTTATACAGTCAGCCAGGCTGCTGACAAGATGAGCCAAGGCTCATTAGATGTCATCACTTGTATGCTTTACAAGGCCGCAAAGGCCCAAGGCCATACAAAGATGCCAAGCCAGCAAGCCTGGGTCACCAATGAGTTTGAAACCTTTGAGGTGGTCGAGGATAGCCCAAAAGAGAACTAAGGGATGCGCTGGTGAGGATAGCAGTATCGACCGGCATTCCCTTGGTAGACCTTTTGGACTGGTCGCTCGCAGACATTAACACGGCGGTCACGCTTATACGAGAGAGGAATGGTCATGGCTGACAAAGTAACAGTCAAGATGACTCCTGACTCTCGGGATCTTAAATCGCTTTACAAGGCATTTCGTCAGATGGATGAGGGCGCAAAGAAAGCCCTAAAAGATGATGTGACGAGCATTAGCCAGTGGTCAGCCACAGAAATGCAAAGCAGCTACAACTTGAACCCATTGCCAGCACAAGCCCAAAAGGTCGCTGCAACTATCCGAGCCAATAAGGATCGTATCCCGAACGTCACCATCGGTGGTAGCAAGGGTCGATTTAGTGGTGGCGCGGTATCTGGCCAAGTGTTGTTCGGATCAGAGTTTGGTGGTCCAGCACCTTTTGAAAATGGTGGTCGCCGCTTTCCTGAACGATCACGCCCACAAGGTCGAGGCAACGAGGGCTACGGCATTTTTATAACCCTTAAAAGAATCCAGCCAGAATTAACACGCCGTTGGAAAGATGCGGTCAATCGACGAGTAATAGAAAAGTGGGATGACAACAATGGCTGATGTAAGAACCCTTAAACTCAACCTACTTGCTGATGTAGATCAATTTGGCCGAAGCCTAAACAAGGCCGATAACGATGCCAAGGGATTTGCTGGTGGACTTAAAAAGTACGGCAAGATGGCCGCAGCCGCCTTTGCCGTTGCTGGCGCAGCTGCCGCAGCCTACGCGATCAAAATTGGCGTGGATGGGGTCAGGGCAGCCGTTGAGGATGAAGCGTCACAAAAGCAACTTGCCGAAGCCTTAAAGAACACCACCAACGCTACTGACGCACAGATCGCATCCACCGAGGAATACATCACTAAGCAACAACTGGCCTTTGGCGTAGCCGATACCAAGTTGCGCCCGGCACTGGCTAACTTAGCCCGAGCCACTGGCGATGTTGGCAAAGCCCAGCAACTTACCAATCTTGCGATGGACATTTCGGCAGCTACTGGCAAAGACCTTGAAACCGTATCGCTCACACTTTCCAAGGCTTACAACGGCAACATAGGCGCGCTTACAAAATTGGGCATTCCATTAGATGATGCCATCAAGAAATCTGGCGATTTTAACCTGGTACAAGGTGAACTTGTACGCCTATTTGGTGGCGCGGCTAAGGCCAACACCGAAACCTATGCAGGCCAGTTGGCTATCGTCACCGAGCGTGTGGGCGAACTTAAAGAATCAATCGGTGTGGCATTACTGCCAACCATGAAAATCTTGCTTGAAAACGTAAACCAAGTAGCCAAGGGATTTAGTGGCGACGATCCAGAGGGATTGAGCAACCGCGCCAGAGAACTTGCAGGCAACTTTGAGGGCAACGGCGCAAACAGCCTGGGCGGTGCATTGCGAGCAGTCGCAGATGCATTTGGCAACCTATTCTCAACCGTTACAGACGGAGGCCCAGGGGCTGCCAGTGTGATGGAACAGATCGCAGGCTCACTTGAAAGCATTGCCAACGCCATCAACACAGTTTCAAACGCCTATCAAAAGGCTTTGCCTGTATTGCGATTTATTCAAAACCCGTTTAACTTAAACATCCCAGAGGCAGGATTTACACCAAGGCCAAAGGCCCGAGCAGCTGGTGGATCAGTCATGGGTGGCGAGTCTTACCGCGTTGGCGAGTTTGGCCCTGAAATGTTTGTGCCAAGTGGCTCGGGATCAATTCGCCCGGACGGCGGCAATGGTGGCGTGACCATCATCATGAACGGCGTGATCGATGGCGAGTCTGCTCGCCGAAGCATCGAGCGACTATTGCAAGATTCATCAAGGCGCACAGGCGCGGTCAACCTTGTTGGGGCAACATTGTGACAACGTATGATCCGTATCCGACAGTCACTTTTGGTGGGGCTACAACATACGCAGATCAGACGATCTCATCGATCTCGATCCGTATGGGTCGTAATGACGTAACCGAGCAACCGCAACCAGGCTATGCATCGATCAGCCTTTGGACAGATGCCAGTGAGCCTTTGGATGTGGCATTGAGTCAGTCGGTGTCAATCTCGATCGACAAAGGCACAACAGGAACGCAGGCGATTTTTTACGGCACGATCTCGGACATCGACATCAGCTTGCAAGCCTATGGATCAGATGGCTCAATCGCTATCTACACGATCACAGCCGTTGGCCCACTGGCGCAGCTAAACCGCCGCCTCGTTGGCTCGGCTAACTATGCCAAAGAGTTTGACGGCACACGAATCTTAAACATCCTTACCGAGGCATTTCTTACCGAATGGGATGACATCAGCCCGACACTGACTTGGGCAGGGTTGCCAACAGGTGCAACATGGGCCAGTTACGATGCCGTAGGTCAAAGCCTTGTCGATGATCTTGTAGGCAACATCGACACACCCGGGCAATACGAATTGCAGGCATACAGTAATGGCGTGACCGATGCTTACGCACTAGCGACACTAGCTGCTAACTCTGGTCGAGGCGTACTTTGGGAAAATGGCACAGGCTCGTTGCATTATGACGACTACTTAGCCCGAGCCACTGCAACACCATTGACCTTGACCGAGGATGACATTCTCGCCAGAGGCCTACGCACATCCGCACAATGGGGCGAGATTGTAAACGATGCAACAGTCACTTATCGTGCAGGGGAAGCCAACTCACGCGATGAGCAGTCAATCATTCTCTATGGGCAGTTATCAGGCACACGATCAACCCAGTTGCACAACCTAGCCGATGCCCAAGCACAGGCCGCCGACTTTATCGAGTCACGGGCTTACCCAAGAATGTATCCAGAGCAGATCACGATCCCACTGCACTCGCCAACGGTCAGCGATGCCACACGCGATGCACTAGCTGCCGTTTACAACGGCCTACGCATAAACACAACGGCATTGCCAGCAGTCTTTGGCACAACCTTTGATGGCTTTGTAGAGGGCTACACATGGAATTTGACCCGATACACCGCCGAATTGGCTTTGACCTGCTCGGCATATTCCGAAACATACTCATCGATCATCTGGTATCAAATACCACCAACCACAACTTGGGCAGGTTATACTCCAAGTACGACAGAATGGCAGGATCTATAATGGCAACAGTAACCCCAGTCTATAATTGGCCCGTTCCCACCTCAACAGACTATGTTAAGGATGGCGCGACCTCGATTGAAGCCCTTGGCGATGCAATCGATGCGAGCCTAAACACTATTACCGGCGGCAAAAATGTTGCAATCCAATCCCTTAGTAGTAATACATTGACATCATCGTCAGGCTTAATTGTGACTGGATTAGTAGCAAATGGTCGTTACAGGGTTTCGGGAATTTTATCAAGTAATAATAATTGCGCTTTACAATTTAGATTTAGGGAAAATACAACGGACAAAGCAACGCAATATTACTGGGCGCATACTGCAACAAATTTAAGCGCGGCTTTTGTGGGTAGCGCAGGAAATCCAGATACCGTCAGTTATGTTGGCAACATTTTTTCGGCGGCTTTTTGCACATTTGGTTTTGATGTTGCAATAAGTAGCAATAATACGACTGGGCAAATAATTGGGCAATATTGGGATGCCGTAAACGGTAGACACGTTGCACATTCAATGAGTAACGCAAATATGACAAATTGCAACGGTTTTAATATATATCCAAGTTCGGGAACATTATCAGGCACTATTTCAATTATGAAATACGCGTAAGGAAAATTATGCAAAC